GGGTGTGTTGTTTAGCCGGTCGGCTAGTTGTTGGTCCGTCAGGCCCAGTCTTGTTTTGAGGTCCTCCCATAGTTGTGCGTCGTATGTGACGCCTGGGTTGTTCAGTATTTTGACGGTGTTTTCGTTTGCGCTTTTTATCAGTATTGCGGTTGGCATTTATTGTCTCCGTAGTTTTGCGAGTTGTGCTTTTTTCACGGTGTGTCTTTGTTCGAGTCTTGCCGGCGTGATGTCAGCGGCGTGAGCGTCTCGGTAGTGTTTACGAGCTTCCTTAATCTTTTCGTAGGCGTCTGGATGTCGTGCTGCGTAAATTTTTTCATAGTATCCAGGTACGCCTTTATAGACCCCTTTGCCAGGGATTGGTGTTTCATCCCCTGGGAAAAAGTCGCTTTGGTATTTTTCATAGAAGTCCCGTCCTATGCCTGGTTTCAGGCTCATCGTTATGTATTCGGGTTCGAGTTTGTATATTTCGCCGGTTGTCGGGTGTACTCGTAGGTAATGTTCTTCCGCCCTTTTGCCGGTGACTTTTTTCATGATGTACCTGGCTGTGTATGCGGCTGTTTGGTAGTTGAGTTCCCCTATTGTGCAAAAGCCTTTGCCCCAGATTCTTTCTAGTGTTTCGCTTATGTAGGTTACGTGCCCGCTATCAGTTGTGAAATGAGCCACAGCGTCGTCAAAAGCCACCCCAAACAAACAAGCGTGATAATGAGGCCTTTCCAGGGCCGAGCCATACTCACCACAATGGAAGTACCTAATCTCTTTGGAGTCATAGTGTTTCCTTAGTCGTTTCATGAATTTCTGAAAGTGTGTTTTGTCCAGGCTTCCGTTGTCGGGAACGTTTTCCGCGTCGTAAGTAAGAGTTATGAACGTGTTTTCTTGGTGCATTTGTGATTCGTGTACGATTCGTGCCGCCCATTCTTTTGACCTGTCAATTCTGCATCCTGTGCAGTTGTTGCATGGCAGGTCGAGCGGCTCCCACCCCGCGGCCAGAGGATCCGGCCGCGGTTTTGCCTGGGAATAAATCGTAGGTTTCTTTCCTGACTCTGGCTCCCATGCCGCTTTTATCGGTGAATAGCATGGCATTTCATAGCCTGATGCCGCCGCGAACTGTCGTTACGCGGTTCTTTGGATGTTGCTTCAACACTCCCTTGGCGAACATGTTTTTGCTTCGCCGTTTGCTCATTTTGCGTCGTCGTCGCATTTCTTTGCCTCTTGGTAAATTTAGGGCCACTTTAGGCCCGATCTGTCCGTCTCCACGGACCCCTCACAGTAGTTCTTACTTGATGTCTACTGTGTAGGTGACACCCTATCTCTTTTTCTAGGGTTTGTCGCCTCCCCGCGTTCGTAGCGGGGTTAATGGTCCCCTTTCCCCAGTTTAGTCCGTGTGTGCGTGCGTCTCGCGCGCGTACGCGCATTATCTGGGTACTGAGGGACCTTTTTGTTCAGCCGTCCTCTGGCGGCTGATCTGGAGCCTCTGGCTCCGTCTTTGGTTTATCTTCAATTTCAGCGTTTGTTGGCAGCGGCCGTGTTCTCGGCGCTGCTAGTTCCGGCAGTTTCTTTGCCAGGTCCTCGGCATTTTCTGGATCGTTGACGTATTCCAGGAATCTTGCCGGGTCGTTGCTGAATTGTTTTTTTACTGCCGTGGGTAGTTCTTCGAACATCGAAGTTGCCCCGGCTATCTGGTTTTGTGCTTCCTGGAAGTCAAAGCCAGCGTATTCGCCGTATGTTCCTCCCCACTGTTCCAGGTGTGAGAGTGTTCCCATGCGTGCGTGTTTGTTGATTATTTGATTGACGTCGGTTTCGTCTTTAAAGCTTTGCTTGGTCCGACCGTCTTTGTATTCCTGTGGTTGTTGTGCCTTGTACATTCCCATTAGTGTGTGCCTCTGGTTGTGGCCGATCCGCCCTGGTATCGGCCGTATTTGTCGTATTTGCTCGTTTCTGTGATCTTGGTTCTGCCGGCAGCGGCTTTCGCTGCTTTTGCGCTTTGTGCGTTTTTGAACATTCCCCACACGCCTTTGGCCGTGTTTCCGATTTGCTGTGCGGTCGAGCCGCCCAGCAGTTCGTTACTTTCCATCAGCCACGGGTGTTTTTTGTAGACGTCCAGTCGTTGTTCCAGGAGTTGGTTTTCCATTTGTCGCCGTGCGACTTCCTGTATTCCTGCTTGTTCTTCCTGTAGCACCTTTGCCTGGCTTTGCCTGGTTAGACGTTCCGTCGCTCTGAGGTTGTGCAGTTGTTGTTTTGCCATGATTGCGTTTATGGCTTTTCCGCTTGCCTCGCCTATGCCTTTGCCGAGCATCTCGTTTTCGTTTTGCATCGTTGCCACGTTTCCTGCCGGTGTTGAGCTTGGCTGTCCTATTGCCAGGATTCGATTGAGCCCTGCCTGGTCCAGGTCTGCTGCCGCCCTTTGGTAGGCCGTGTTTGACATCCTTTCCTGCCATTCTCGGTTTTCCCTGGCAATTCTTAGGTTGGTTCTGTTTGCGTCCGATTGGCCGCTACTTCCGAAGAGTCCTCCGATGATTGAACTTGCTACGCCTCCCAGGCCTGAGAGCATTTTCGCTCCCAGGCCACCACTTGCGGCCTTTAGTCCGCCGGTTACTAGTCCGAAACTCATTAGAAGCGTCCCAGGCCTACTGGGTCAGCGTAGAGCGGTAGCGGTCTTGCTGCCTTGATGTCGTGCCAGATATCCGCGATGAAGTGCGGTTCACTGGGTACGGCAATTGCTCTGTCCAGCGGTACGCTGGTGTTTGCTTCGATGAATGTTTGCCCGAGCGTCGGTAGCGATGCGAAGTCCTCTGACAGGTTCCAACTTGCGAGTGTGTTGGTTGCGTCCGGCCTGGTGAGTCCCGTCAATTTTGAGTTCAGATAGCGATATTCGTTATACCTGCCCGTGTACCCGAAAACGTTATTGTCGTTTGTGTCTCCGTCGTTCTGATAGAACAACTCGGCGTTCGCTATGCTCTGTTCCCCGATTCCAGACAGGACGGGATAATAGAAGTCATAACGTGTTTCTTTTTGCCAGTATCGGTCTACGCCTTGGCTGTAGGTGATGTCTCCCCTGGCGTTTATTAGTGCCAGGATCACGCCGTGTTCCACGAAGCTTTTTACGAATCCTGCTTGTCCACTTGAGTATCCGTATCCTGCCAGGGCACCTTTTGCGTCGCCCGCGCTTGGGCTTGTCGGTTCTGTTGTTTGCGGTACGGGTGTGATCCCTACCGGTTGTGTTCCTCCCCCTAGGTAGAGACTTCTCTGTGCGGTGTAATCGGGAAACGTAACGCCCCAATGTGCTTTGAGCGTTTCCACGTACCTGGTTCCTGATCTTGCGTCTCGTTCCAGGAGTCTTTGTGTTTGCATTGCCAGGCGCAGTTCGTTGATGGTTGCCGCCGTTGCTGTTGATAGGTCGGCGTACATTTGTGTGCTTGCTGATCCGCTCCAGTCCACTGTTCCGACCACTGATGAGCCTGTGCTTTGTTCTATGTTTCGGTACTCGGCTTCTGCGTCTGAGTACATCGATATTACGCTGCCTTCGGCTGAGCCTACGTGTATCGGTGCCGTTGTTCCTAGCGGTAATTCCACTCCGGTTGTTTGTTTCTGCGGCCAGGGTAATGCGCTTGTGAAGTAGTCGTGTTTTTTGGCGCGCTTTAGTGGTACGTCCCATATACCGGTTTGTGCGTTTGAGTCTGGTCCCGCGTCTGTTGCCCATGGGGCCGTGTCGATTAGGTTCTCGTCGCGGAACCATTCGTTGTAGATCTTTCGGTATGCCCTAAACGGTAGTGCGCTTACGCCTTTTCCGTTGTTGGTGGTTTGGAATGCTACGCCTATTGGTAGCCCCATGTAATCGCCCAGGTCGCCGGTTGCGATTGTGGTTGCGCCTGTCGGGCATCTTGGAATTGTAAAGTCGATGCTATCGCCGGGATCTTCTTGTGCGCCCATCATCTTCTCGAACGAATCCCAGATCGTGCGGTAAGGCACGAAAAAGTAAAAATGGTCGATGTAGAGGTTGTCTTGCAGCGGGTGCAGTGGCGTGGCTAGTCTGGCCACGGTGGTTGTTTTGCAGTTCCAGGAATCGCCTGGAATTACGTCCCATGCCCCGACGGGTACGATGTAGTCGCAGTCAAATGTGGTTTTTACGCCGTGTGATAGGTTGAAGCTTGAGCGCGGAATGTCCGCGCGTGGCACTTGTCCGAATTGGTGAGGACTGACCCCGGTTTTTGTTCGTTTGCCTTTAGCCATTGTCTGCTGTCTCCGTGTTTAATTGGTTGCTGACCATTTCGAGTGCCGTTGCGATTTTCTCCAGGCCTTCCCCTCTGAGTGTCCCGGTTCGTTCGTTAAAGTCCCCTACTCTGAATAGTGTGTAATCTTCTGGATGTTTTCCGATGTCGTGTGTCGGATCGTTTGCTATGTCGCTAAATCCTCGTTTTGCCATTCCGTCGGCCTGTGCGAACCAGGGCCGCGAGTATGATCCGGATGCTACGTCGTAGATTGTGTATGCGTTGAGTTTCATTTTATTGTTTTCCTTTGGTTAGGGTGTGTTGTTTAGCCGGTCGGCTAGTTGTTGGTCCGTCAGGCCCAGTCTTGTTTTGAGGTCCTCCCATAGTTGTG